CGGTGGTACAGGCGCAACCACGCTGTCTGGTTACTTGTTCGGTAACGGCACATCAGCAGTAACAGCTTCCACCACGATCCCAAATACGGCGATCACTGGTTTGGGAACAATGTCAACACAAAGTGCTGGCGCAGTAGCTATAACAGGTGGGACAATTAACGGCACATCGATTGGTGCGACAACGACATCAACTGGTGCATTCACAACATTGAACGCCACGACTGGCATCTTCGGGGGTACATTCTAATGGCACAAGCAGGCTTTACGCCCATTTCACTTTACTTCAGTAGCACTGCGTCGGCTGTTCCTTCGTCTGGGAATCTTGCCAATGGAGAACTTGGCTTAAACATCGCCGACATGAAGCTGTACGCAAAAAACAGCGCAGGTACAGTTACGTTGTTGGCTTCAAGTAGTTCAACTGGTGCTACCGTATCTAGCGTCTCTGGTACAGGCACTGTTAACGGCTTAACCCTAACAGGCACAGTAACCACGTCAGGTAGTTTGACTTTAGGCGGAACGCTTAGTTTGGTAAGCCCCCCTGCCATTGGTTCGACCACACCCAATACTGGCGCGTTTACTACGTTAAGTGCGACGACATCAGCAGAAGTAAACGGCACTTACCCCAAAATATATTTGATTGAAACTGACGCCGCAACAGATAACAAACAATGGTGGTTTGAATCAAATGCTGGGGTGTATCAAGCGCGAGTATTAAATGACGCAATTAGCGTGGCTACTACGTGGTTATCCGCCACTAGATCGGGGACTACAATTACACAAGTAGCACTAAATGCCTCTTCAGGTGGTAATGTCTACCAACAGATTAACGGTACTACCGTCACAAATGTTTCCTCCACTGGTCTTGCAGTAACTGGATCGCTAAGTACTACGGGCGGCGCGACATTTAACGGCAATGTAAACGCAACTTCTGGCACTGGAAACACAACAGTTACCGCAACCAACACCGCTTCTGCTATGCAGATGCAGTCAAATAGCCAAGATGGTTATTTGAACATGACTGGTACTGGGTACATATATTTACGTTTTGGAGCTGGCAGTAATTTGAAGTTCACTTTTGGCCCATCTGGTCAATTTGGTGTTAACGGTTCATCCTACGGCACATCAGGTCAAGTGTTAACATCTGGCGGTTCAGGTGCGGCACCTACTTGGTCAACAGTTGCGGCTGGTGGTTTTTCAACAATGGTGACATATACGTCATCTACCACATTTACCATTCCTTCAGGTAAAACTTCAATTAAAGTTACTGTTGTTGGTGGTGGTGGAGGTGCTCGTAATGGTTCAAAAGGTGGTGGTTACGGCGGCGGTGGTGGCGGCGGAGCCGCAATTCAATACTTTACAGGGTTGACGCCCGGCAACACTCTTACCGTCACAGTTGGCGCAGGAGGAGCTGTTGGAGGATCCGCTGGTGGTACTACAAGCGTATCTTCTGGAACTCAAGTTATTACTACAGTACAAGCCACTGGGGGTGACGGCGCACCATCAAATCAACAGGGAGCCGCTGGTGGCATTGGAAGTGGTGGAGCCGCAAATATAAAAGGCGGAGCATCCACAGGAGTTCAGGGAGCTTCTGAGCGCCAAGGAGGAGTTGGTGGTAGCTCAATTTATGGTGGTGGCGGCAAAGGTGGCGTAAATGCTACTAGCAACGGTGAGGTTGGTGGCGCATATGGTGGTGGCGGAGGTGGCGGCGCGGGTAGTAGCAGGGCTGGTGCGGCTGGTGCGGCTGGCGTTGTGATTATTGAGTACTAAGGAGAAATTGTGAAAGCACACGTTATTGAAGACGGTGTAGTGGTGAATTCAATTATTGTTGATTCACTGGACTTTATGCCGAATTTGGTCGAAGATGATGGTAAAGCTGGTATTGGGTGGCTTTATCAAAATGGCGAATTCATCAACCCCAACCCAGAAGTAACAATTCCAATCACAAAATTATGACTAAACCTGAAGTAAAAATTGGCTGTGTAGCTAACTTATACAGTTTAATGATGCATTTTGAAAAAAAGGGCGACACAGAAAATGGTCATGTTCACCAATTTGATCATTTGACGCTACTTGCGTCAGGCGCTTTGAAAGTGACAGTTGATGGAGTTTCCACGGAGTTCAAAGCCCCTCACATGATTTATATTCATAAAGACAAATATCATGAGCTGATGGCTCTTGAAGACAATACTGTTGCATATTGCATTCATGCTTTGAGAGATATAAACACGATGGACATTATTGACCCAAGCATGATTCCTGAAGGCGTTGATCCTGTTCTTACTTCTTTGCCTGTAAATAAATTTCGTTAACTAAAAGGAAAAAACCATGAAACTGCAACTGCCAATTGAAACTGCAAACCAAATTTTGGGCTACTTGGGCACACGTCCGTACCAAGAAGTCTTCCAATTGATTCAAGCCATGCAAGAAGCCGCTAAGCCTCTTGAAGCGCCTGCTGAGCCAGAGGCTCCTAAAGCCGAAGATGGAAACAGTTGAGACCAAGCTTGCTGTGCATGAAGCCATCTGCTTGGAGCGCTATAACAGCATAGATCGCTCTTTGCGCGATGGGGACAAGCGCATGACGAAGATTGAGTACCTCTTGTATGGGGTAATCGTCTGTGTGCTGTTCGGGCCGGGCGTCGCGGGGGAGCTCGTCAAAAAGATTTTGGGGCTATAGCATGTGGGATTGGGTGGAAGCTATCGTAGCCTTCGCCGCAATCTTCTGCTTCGTAATATTTTGCTCTTACGTAATTGCATGGGCTGGGATATGGTAAATGCGTTGGCTCGTACTGTTACTGCTGTTGGGGCTAGTTGGAGCCGTAGCCAAGAATGGCTGTTACGTCCGCGAGTTCTACGGAATTGGTTATACAGTCCACAACCCCATAGAGCGTTACACACAGATGCTGGCGTGGTTAGATCGCAATGCGTCCCACTGCAAAACAGAAGACTACGTGATGATCTGGAACAACCTACCCAATTGGGCAGGAACTTCAGACACTGCGCAACTTAGAAGCGCGGTCATTAAAGGTTACACAGATGCACTTGAGCGTGAAAAGAAATGATCCCTCCGCTAAACAAGTGGTATCCCATGACAGGGGTAGCCGACTACCCGACTAAGACAGATGCGCTAGAACGCAGAGCAGAGCGCTTACAAGAAGAATACGCGCAGGCTCTAAAGATGAAGAAGGTGAAAGACAAAATTGATGATCTTGAGTTTGAGTTGTATGTGAAGAAGGCAGAACGTAATCAACTTAACCTTGAGATTTTTACCAACCGTAAAATAGACATATTGGCTTAAACATGGTTACAGCAAAAAAAGTCCCAGCTAAGGTAGCGCCTGTTAAGCGCAGGATTGTCAAACCTAAAGTAGAAGCCGCTCCAGCGCCTAAACCTGAAGCCAAAAAGGACGACAGCACCATTGGCAAGATTATTGGGCTTATCGAGTGGGTAGACAACCCCTTTAAGCTGTTTACGGTCATCCTGCTAGGGTTCTTAGCGTTTGCTGGGTATTTTGCTTGGGATTCACGTCAGGTCATCCTTCAAGCCATTACAACTCAGGACAAGATGCCTCAGTTGGCAAAACAAGAGAACTTGCTTGCTCCAGCGCGTAGTTTGATGAAAGACGTGGATGGCTTAGTTGTGCTGGTTCACAAAGCCAATCTAACAATCAATAGCCGCACCACTGTGCTGGCTTTGAACTCTGATGGCTCACGAGAGAAAGCATTGGAAGGCACGGTGACGTCCCTGTTTAACGCAAGCGCAGACCGCAATGCCGCTATGGTTGCCATGCTTAATGGCGAGGTGCTCTGCGAGACGTTTAATCCGTCATCCAAAGTAGGGGAGTGGGGTGTCAAGCAGGGTGTGCAGTTTATGTGTAGAGGGTCTATCCCCCCTGACTTGGGTAAGTTTGCAGGGTATGTGGCGATTGGATTTAAAGAAAAGCCAGAAGATATTGCGGCTTTAAAGACCCGTATCAACTTGGCGGCAACAGACATGTCAGAGGATTAACATGGCACAGTTTGAACCAGCTTTTGAGCTAATGATTAAAGACGAGGGTGGCTACGTCCTTCACGAAGTTGCAGGCGACACTGGTGGGTCAACCTATGCAGGCATTGCTCGCAACAAAAACCCACAGTGGGCTGGCTGGGCGCTTGTGGACAAGAAGGAGTTTGGTGGTTCTCTTACGCCTATGGTGCGTGAGTTCTACCGAACCGAGTTTTGGGACAAGATGCGCGGGAACGAGATTGGCAACCAAGATGTAGCCAACACCATCTTTAACTTTGGGGTCAATGCAGGTCTAGGCATGGCTGTAAAGCTTGCCCAATTGATCGTTGGGGCTACCCCTGATGGCGGGATTGGTGCCAAAACCATCGAAAAACTTAATCAAGTTACTGATGGACAGCGGTTCAAAGAGTCCTATGCACTGGCTAAGATTGCTCGTTACGTTGAGATATGCAACAAAAACCCTGTGCAGGTCAAGTTCCTGAAGGGCTGGCTGAACCGCACACTGAAAGGTTTGAAATGAGTTTACTAGCCGTTGGATCTATTATTGAAGCCGTGGGTAAGGTTGCAGGCGACCTAATTACCACCGATAAAGAAAAGATGGAAATGGAGATTGAGCAGCGTAAGCTTGATCTTGAAGAAAAACGCATTGACCAAGCTACAGACTTAGCG